CCTGGCATCTGCCCCGCGGCGCTCAATTGGTTCTGCCGCTCGCGCTGATAGTCTTGGCCCCAAATCTGCGAGGCGAGGTTGCCAAGTTCCTTGGTCATGACGCCTGCATGGGCGGGGCTTCCTGTCCGTCCGTAGGATGAGAACTGCGAGTTGACCGCATCCGTCACATCGCCCGACATCGCGTTGAACATGTCGGAGAGGTACGGGTTCGAGTTCAGCATCTGACCCGATGCCGTGCGCTGGAGCGTGTCAAGCCCGCCCGTCAGTGCAGCCTGGCCCTGATTGTAAAGCGGGTTGCCCTGCTGTGCCCTCTGCTCAATCCCCTGCAGCGCCTGTTCAGTTTGGTTGCTGAATGGCGTTACAGTCGAGAACGGAGCGTACTGCGAGCCTCGGTTATAGAGGTTCCCCGCCTGACCCAAGATGCCCTTCAGGGCGTCCTGTGCGGGTGCCCACGGCGCGTTTTCCTGCGTCGTGGTCTGTGTGTCTGACTTCCCACCCATATCAATCAACCTTCCATTCAAGCATCACATGCGTCTTCTTGAATTCGGTAAAGACCCGCTCCCAACCCGGCCTTGCAATCAACTCGAACAACTTGCAGCCCTCGGCTTTCGCGAACATCTTGAGCGTATCGACCGCGAGCCTCTGCCATCGGTCGCGGTTGTCGCCAGATGCCATGATGGCCTCCAGGGACTTTATCCCGCTGCTTTCGATGTTGAGGCGCGTGATGACCACAGCCATGCACTTGGGGCCTTCCCAGTACGTCCAGCATTGCCACTTGCCGGAGGTGAGAAGGTCAAAGACGCACTTCTCGGTCAGCCGCCCGCTTGACCGCTCCACGCCTGACACGATGCGCTGCCGGATCGCAGGCCAAAGCGCGTCAATGGTGTCCGGGGGAAGCTGGAAGAACTTGTATTCGGTCTGGGTCTGGATGGTCATTGTTTCTGCTTGAGCATCTCGATGAGGGCCATAAGCGCCGACTGCGGGTTTTCCATCATGGGAGCGCCGGGTTGACCGGGTTGGCCACCCATTCCCTGCATCCCTTGGGCAAGGCCGGGGATCATCATCTGATTGCCCTGCCAATAGTTCGCAGGCGCGCCCATGTTGCCATTGTATTGTGGGGTCTGTTGCGGTGCCCCATCAGCAGCAGAGCCGCCCGCTATCATTCGTCCCATCATGTCCGTGTTTCCTTATCCACTCATTACGCCAGTGATGTACCAACCCACGCTTGCATCGCAGGTCAGTTCGTAGCCCATGTATTGCTGGTAAATCGTGAGCGTTGCCGCCCCGTCGATTGTGTCCGTGCTGTCGCCGTCCAAGATGGCAACATTGTTCCCGCCCGTGATCCGCTTGAACTTCAGCACGCGCCCGTCATTGCTGGCCTTCGGAGGCAGCGTAATCGTCACATTGTTGGACGTGGTGTTGATCGGGATGAAGTAGTCGTTGTCGAGGACGGTGTAGGTGCTTGCGGTAACTGCGGCCAGCACACCAACCTTCTGCGGCCCCTGGTCCTGATGGGCATAGGTCACAAGCTGGTTGACGATGTCGGCTATTTCTCGCGGTGACGGCTGAAACGGGAGTTTGCGTACCCGCTTGAAGTCCGTTGTCACCGCTGCCCCATGGAAACAGCCTTGATGACATCAACGCCTTGCGCGTAGTTCCAACTGGTCGCAGCGGGAACCGTCACCCTTGCTCGATGAAAGCGCCCGGTGGAGCGGACCGGGCATGTACCAGTGGAGCGCTGGCTGCTTTCAGAACCAAACGTAACGGTTCCCGACTGCGTCTCTCGAACCCCCATAGCAATTGTCGCCGCGCTTGTATCGATGAGAGGGGCGACCTCGTGGACTTGCATCCGGCCCCGCTCGTTCAGTTGCCCCTCTGCCGTGGTCATGACCGCTTCCAGCGTGTCGCCGTCGAAGAAGGATAGCTTGTGAGATGAATTGAACGCCCCGATGGATTGGTTGCCGCCCTGATAGGCTGTCGAGTCAAAGGACAACGTCTGGCCTTCCAGCGTGCCTGTGATGCTGTCGAGGCCAGTACCAAGCGAGAAATGATTGTACAGAATCTCGCAGTCCTGAACGATGTAGGACCAGCGTTTCTCAGGCCAATGCCAGACCAGAATCTTGTTCGGCAGACCGCCGCCGCCCGTGGGATAGGCTACGAAGACGAGTTTACGAACCGGGTCCACGGCAACGCTGATGCGGTCGTAGGCGGCTGTGTTGACCTCGTTGAAGAAGGTCTGGTCGATGCCGTTCTCCCCGATGGGAATAGACTGCACGCCATCGAAGAAATAGAAGCCGTCCGGGGCGAGGTAGAACACACCATTACCGACCGGAGCGACGCTGTAGGGAGCGAGCGCACCGCGCGCCTGCTCGACCACGTCGAACTGGAAGGTGATAGGAGCCGGAACACGCACCATGCGGACAATCTGCCGCTCCTGGAACACGTAGCCGACTTCACCCCCCACAATCGCCTGAATGACGCCACCGTCCGGGATGTCCTGATAGTTGCTTTCGTTCGTGCCGACTGTCCAACCCACTGCGGAGTTCGAAGCCGACCACTGCACACGGTTGGCAGAGGCTGTGATGTTTCCCATCACGACGAATTCGCGAACCACTGCGATATGCTTTGCAGTCGGCGGTGAACCAGAGAGCGCGGCCCAGTTGGCACCGGAGGCCAGCGTGATGGACTGAGGCGCATCTGCCCCGTTCACGGCAATGCCGAGCGTTCCGTACTTGACGAAGCGCCACTGGCCGTCTGAAGGCGTTGCGTAGGCACCACCTGCCAGACGGCTGGCATCTGTCCACGTGGAACCGCTCAGAAGGTAAAGCTTCGTCGCATCGCCTGCGTAGGCGTGGACGGTGCCTGAGTTGTCCTTGATCGCCCATGCGCCTTGGCAACGGGCCGTGAGGGCACTGGAATAGGCATTGATGGCGTACCACGGCAGGTAGCCACGGGCGAACGGGATGACGTTCTTTGCATCCGTGACGCCGGGATTTCCCAGAGCCGGGAGGTCTGGAAGCCAAGGGCCGAATTCGAGTTTCATGTTACGTCCCGCCCATCTGCGCTGCAAACTCAGGCGGCATGTCTTGACCTGCGACCATCATGGCCCCGCCTGCGCCCGCAGTCATGGGGATGCCGTACTTCTTGAGGATGGTGATTAGGCTGTCGTCGAAAACGACATAGTTGTAAGTGCCGCCCTGACCGCCACGGCTTCCGGCGTCTTTGTACCGCAACCCCTTAATTCCCGCCGCCCTTAGTCTAGCGGCTGCTTCAGGCTGGCTTACAATGTCGCCCGCTTGTTTCAGCGCCACGCTACCATCCACGCCGTCAAACGTTCCGTTTTGGATAGCGTCGAAATTCCTTTTGACAACCCCCTTTTTTTCAGGAGTTCCGCCGTTATATCTTGCACTTACAGCGGATTGGACTGCCTTTCTTACGGCCTCTGGCTGGTCGGACAATGGCGCGTCCAAGTCAAGCAGTTCATCAGGCTTTACGTTTATTTTGACTTGGTACATGGAGCCGGGGTTTTTGTTTACAAACTCTTTCCATCCGTACTTGTTCGCCAAGTCGTCCAGCGCGCCTGCGATCTCATCTTCCTTGCCACGGGGCGCAAGCTGCCGCACCTTGTCTGTCAAGCGGCCCCAGTCAGGTCGGCTTGACCCACCTTGCATGATGTCGATTTGCAATTCCTCTAGGGCTTTGTCTGCAAGCGTGTAGGCGTCATCTTGAGCCTCAGTCCAGTCCATACGCTGCCGCCAGTCAACGGCTGGAAGTGCCTGCGGCTGGTCGGAGAGCATATCGCGGTATTTCTTCGCCACATCTTCCGCTTCAGCAAAATACAGCCCATGCCCATAAGCCTGCGCGCCTTCTCCCGTCCCTATCTTCGACATATCAAATTTGTCGAATGAGTGCGGGGAGCCGTGATAAGCGACAATGCCAGCATCAGCCACATCATCGGCCTTGTTCATGAGTTTGGACGCAAGTGGGGCCATTGCAAGCGCGCCGCCACCCGCCAACAGGTGAGGGTCAACAACACTCGGGAGGTCCCCAAGCATCCCGCCTATGGACTGCCCCAGCCTTGATGTATTGCCTGCGTTTGCCAGACGCTCCCGCCATTCATCCCCCGTGGGGAAGAACGCAAGCGGATGTGTAACTAGCCCTGCAAGGCCAAGTGCCTTCATCCCCGCCCCTGTGAGCGGGTCGGTGTTCGGGTCAACGGCTTGGTTCAACATCGCCAAGGAAGCGTCACGTTGTGCGCCGGACCTTCGGCCATAGCGAGCGAATGCGCCTGTGGCTTCGTCCCAGATGCCCTGCAAGGCCCCTGCAAGACCGCCCTGCGGTTCCTGCTGGCCTGCAACGGCTTTCCCCAACCCCGCCATGCTAGAACTCCGTGGGTACGATGGAGCCAGTCGAACTGCGCGCGTTAGTCTCCTGAATGAGCGATTGCAGTTCCTCCGCCTCTGCCTGTGCCATAGCGGCGGCACCTTCGGCATCACGGATGACATGGGTCAGGAGTTCACGCTTGGCCCGCGAGCGAATGAGCGCCTCGGCATCCGTCATCCAGGCGTTTGTATCGCCTGTGGCTGAGAGGTCAGACAGGGCAAAGACCCCTGACACCCTGACGGCATAGGCTGCGTCCGGGATGGGATAGAGGCGCAACTGCTTGGCGTAGTAGGCGTATGACGTGGGCTGGCCTTCATCGACCGTCAGGTTGCTGCTGTCGTGTTCCAGTTCCGAGTATGGCACACGCTCCAGTTCCACCTTGTCGGAGCCGGAAATTGTCAGCTTCACATTGTCGATCATCAGCAGGTTGGGAATGTCGGAAGCGTCGGAGGAGGTGTAGAACTCCTGCCCGTCCACGGTGTTGAATGTCAGCGACCGGGCTTCGTTGAAGAAGAACCGCTTGCGCTGGTACTTATCAACTGCGGTCTGGATGGCCTTCTGGATCTGGCTTGTCAGGTCCGTCCTGTCCAACTCGTCCGCTATGCGGTCCTGCATCGCGCCGTATGTCGTCATTCTTCACCCTCGACTTGTTCTTTGAACCCTTGGGACGCCCGCGCTTTTGCTCAACGGGAGTAAGGGTAATCACCACATCACAGACGGCTGCGAGCGGGTGCGGGGCGACCTTCGCCGCCGCCAACATCTGCCGCCGCCTCATTTGCGCCCCACGACGACGCCGAAAACATTGTCGTCAACATTGAGTTCCTGAAGCACCTTGAAGTTGGTCTGGAAGATGTCCAGCCACCATTCCTTTGGCTTCACGATCCGGTGCGGGCTTGAGCCATCAGGCAACTTGTGGCGGCTCTCGCGTGTTGCCACGATGAACAGGCCCACGCCCTTCGTCACCCGGACAAGGTCTGCAATGACCGCATCAAGGCACTCAGGCTCGACATGCTCCAGCACATCCGTGCAGATGACGAGGTTCGCAGGGTCAGGGCTTGCACTCAGTTCCCCAAATGCCGGGTCATAGCCGATGACGCGATAGCCGAAGGGTTCCAGAGCCGCCTTGAGCGACTGCTTCCCACAGCCATAGTCCAGCATGGTCTTGGTCCCGACTTGGTCAGCCAGGCTTTTGACCGTCTCCCAATACTTCATCGACTGCCTGCCCCACTCCGGTCTGTTGAAGTGGTGCTTTGCGTTCAGGATGCGGTATTCATCGCTGATGAGGGTCACGGTGTACCCTCCAGAATGAGGCCGGCCTTGCGGCAGTAATCCTCTTCGTCCTTGACCTCGCCCGTCACAATCAGGCGGTTGACCACGCTGTCACGATGGACAGAGCGGCCCATCAGTTCCCACCATGAAACTGTGGCCCCGATGGATTCCTTGGCGTACTCGACCCACTTGTCAGCGTGGGGCTGGTTGCGTGTTTCC